TGACGCCATGCAGTTTGATATGCCAGCAATCGATCATGTGCATCTGCTTGTTTTTTGCGCTCGTTCCATACAGCAAGGTCTTTGTGCGACAGCAACTCTGCTTCAATGTTGATTCGTGCTAGATCATCGTACTGACCTACTAGATATGCTAAATCACTGTCGTATTTCTTTTGCCACAGGCCTTGTCGTCGGCGCAGGCTTTCGATTTGTTCTTCAATGCGCTTGTTGGCTTCTTGCACAGCACGTACTCTAAACTCTTCCGAGGTAATAGCATCCTTGGTGGCTTTGTTTAATTCTTTGATGCGGTCAGCACGTTCGCTCAACACAGTGATGCCCAACAACTGCTCAATTATGGTGCGCTGCTCGTTGGCTTTCAAACTCAAGAACGGTTCTGTGTAAGTGTTCAAGGCCAAGATGTGCTTGAACATGTCATGGCTCATGCCAAACACATGTTCAATAGCATCCTGTGTTTCACGGCTGTCGCCTTGTGCATCATCTGTGGCAGTTTGTTCTTCACTGTCTACATAGAAGCGCAACACATTGGGTTTGCGTCCACGTTCAATTTTGTATGTCTTGCCGTTGACAGCAAAGTCCAGGCTCACCAACATGCCTTTGGCATTGGTTTTGTTTACCAGATTGTCCTTGCGAATGTTGCTGAGTGCTTGTCCATACATAGCATAACTCAAGGCATTGATAATGGTGGTCTTGCCTGTGCCGTTGCGGCTGCCGTCTCCACCCAGGTCCAAATTCTCACCCAAGACCAATGTAAGGTCTTGACGGTCAAAGTCAATGCCTTGTGTGGCATTGCCCACACTCATAAAGTTCTTAACAGTGAGATTTTTGATTTGGATCATAAGTTTTGATAGATTTGCAACAGCAATTTGTTGTCGTAGAATTCTGATTCAATGTTGGTGAGTTGGTCAGTAACAATTTGATCCACACTCTCAAACTTGACATCGCCGGGCGCAAGGTCCACATCCACACCCGAAGTCTTGTTGGGTATCAAGGCCATTTCACGCAGGCCATAGTCTCGAATAAATGTTTCTTTGATAAAGTTGGCTTCTTCGTATGAGATCTCAATGTCCAAGTTTACACGAACATGCATCCGGGGCGCAAGCAAAGTGGCTGCATTGTCAATTAGGTTGGCAAGTCCGTGTACACGATATCGTGGTTGATCTGGCCAGGCATGGTACTCAGGCGGCTTGCCCCATTCCAATATCATCATGCCACGTTCATCATCGCCGGCATCTGCATAATTGTGCGGAAAGCAGTTGCCAATGTAGGTGATGTTGTTGGCTGTTTGACGTTTGTGGAAGTGTCCAGTAAACACATGATCAAAGCCGCCAAAGTCTCCACGTTGTACTGTGCCATGATCTGGCATTTGTACCATGGCATTCATGTAGTAACCAGGTAGCTCAAAATGCCCAAACATATATTTGCCAGCTAATTTAGGAATGCGCTTGTGGTCATCCCCGCATAGCCAAGGAGCAATAACAACGTCACCGCTACTGAACCAATCATTGCAAATTTGAACTTTTGGCAAATGTTTGGCCCACTCCACACTTTGAATATCGCGCTTGTCTCGATAATAAAGATCGTGATTGCCAGGAATAAAATATACTCGATCAAAGTTGTCATTCATGTGCTCCAAGGCCCGGAGACTGTAACTCAAGGTAACAATATTTAAGCTGGCCCTGTTGTTGTGCCAGTCACCAAGAAACATACAAGTTTCACAACCTTGTTCCTTTGCCTTAGCAGTCGCCCATTTGACAAAATCCAAACAGTCGTCATTGTGTGTTTGACTGTTGGATTTGAGCCCAAAATGTATGTCTGTGAAGACCGCAGCCTTCTTGAATAGATTTGTCATCTACCTAGTATACTACTCTTCGTAGGTAGTTACAACCGGTCCGGACATGGCTTCCATACTGGCTTTGCCAGAGTTTTGTCGTGTCCAGGACGGGTTGAGTCCGTTCATTTCAAGAATGTCATCACGGATGTTTTGATTTTTCTTTTCAATGTTCAGGATACGAGTAAAGCTGTTAGTGATAGCGGCAGTATAATACGCAAAAGGGTTCTGCGATTTTGATTCGTCGAATTGCAGTCCAATCTGACTGAGTTGTAACAGGGCTTGTCCGCGCATTTCTTCATTGTAAGTGTATCCTCTCCAGTTGCTTCGTGTGGCATAGCGTTCACACAGTTTCATAAACATAGTGGCCAGTTTGCGTGTCATGTTGCCATGATCCTTGCAGAACTCGCCAGTTTCCAAATCCCCCCGCCAATGGCTTTTGCCCACCAGTACAGGGTTCTTGTCTTCGTCTAGTCTGTAATGCCAGAACGGAGGGAAGTTCACACGCATGTGTGTGGGATCCAGCACAACGTCCTCAATCAAGTCCGCTAGTGGGTCTTCCACTACATCATCCAAGTCCAAGATGTCTTCAATTTTTTTCTTTTTGGCAGCAGTTTTAGGCACTTTCTTGGGCGCCATGGGTATGTGTTCCCAAGTCATAATGCGGAAAACCACTTCTGTATTTGGTATTTTTTTAGGGTCAATCACTTCGCCAGTTTCACGTTTGTGACGATCAGCACGATTGCGGCGTGCTTCTGCAATGGTCTTTTGATTGATTTTGCTCACACTCGGCAGGATCATGTCAAACTGATGATCAGTTGTTCTGTCTCGAAAAGCACAGTAGGTGTTTTTGCTGAGATGTATTTCTTTTAAAATGTCACGGTTGTTAAGGTAGTTAACCTTGGCTGCGGGTTTTGCGATTAAAGTCATCGGCGGGGTTTCTCCAGATATGTACTTATTGTAGCACATATACAACAGTTGTCAACCTGATCTTAAACTACGTGGTTAAAAAAATGGGTAAATAAGGCATAGGAATAAAAAATGGCTACCACACGCTTTCCAGCTGAACAAAATCCCGCAGTAGACCCTGAACTGCCACAGCCGCCAGCGGCCATACCAACACGGCCTGTGGCAGAGCCTGCGCCATTATCACCGTTGACTCCCACTGATGTAAATCCATTCCCTCCAGTAGTCAATGTGGTTGTAGAACCTGATCTTGTACCACTTGTGCCTACTAATGTGAATGCACCCCCTCCAGTGGTTAATGTGATTGTAGAACCTCCACCTGTGCCGGTTGATCAAGACACTGTGCCTGATTCTGCAAATGCGTCAAGTAGTTACACCGGAGCACCTGCACCTGTATCTATATCACCGTTTGGTGGTGCTGCATTCAACGATGCAGCCGCAAGAAATCCCGAAGCAGCAGTGGATGCTGTGGCTGCGGCTGATGCAGCTCAGCAGAGAGCAGTCGAACAGCAACTCCGAGAACAACAAGCCATTCAAGCTCAGTTCCAATCTCCAGCCAATGGTGACTGGCGTGTGAAATTGAAACTGGCACCACAAGCCACATACTTGTACAAAGACACTAGTAACAAATTATTGCAGCCGCTGGCAGCCAGTGACGGAGTAGTTTTTCCTTACATGCCTGAAATACAAACTTCATACAATGCCAACTATGACACCACAGATTTGACACATTCAAATTATCGTGGCCAGTTTTACAAAAGTTCTTATGTGGGAGATATCAGTATCACTGGCACGTTTACCGCTCAAAACACATTTGAAGCCAACTATTTGTTGGCAGTGATACATTTTTTCCGGTCGGCCACAAAAATGTTTTATGGATCACAAGACAGCCAGCGTGGTACTCCGCCGCCCTTGGTGTATTTGTTTGGCCTAGGGCAGTATCAATTCAATGCACACCCTTGTGTGATTCGCAGTTTCAGCTACAATCTTCCTAACTCTGTGGATTACATCAAAACCAAACCTAACAACTACAATGTCAACTTTAACAACGAATTGCCCAAGACACAAAGTGGTGGTAACACAATATCTGCAGTGTTCAATAGATTGCGTAACGCCCTGCTGCCCAAAGGAGCACTGCCCAATGTGCCACAAGAACTGCTGACAGTGAGCCAGAGTGTGACCAACCTTGACAATGCTACCTATGTTCCCACTAGGATTGATGTGACAATCAGTTTGTTGCCCATACAAACAAGAAATCAACAAAGCCAGCAATTCAGTGTAAAAGAGTTTGCCAGTGGCGATCTGCTCAAAGGAGGGTTCTGGTAATGGCCAATTATGATTCAACCAGCCCGTACTTTGCTACAGCATACAATCAGTTTTATCTTGATGTCATGGTCAACAGACCTTTGCCCAAAGAAAGCGATGACTTGAGTTTCAGTATCAACTTGACTTATCAGTATAGACCTGACTTGTTGGCACATGACTTGTATGGTGATGCTAGACTGTGGTGGGTGTTTTATCAACGCAACCCCAACACACTGACCAAGCCTCCAGTGGATTTTGCAATAGGTACCACAATCTACCTACCCAAGATCACCACGCTGAAATCTGTGTTGGGATTTTAAGCTATGGCCTACGGTACTCCGCCTCCAGTTTTGCCCAGCGCACAAAATCAAGACACAGGCTTGTCAATTGACATTGCCACTGGCAATGCAAATGCAAATAAAGTACCTGCTGATGCTGCAACTTTGCCCGGAGTGACAGTTACAGCAAGTGCTTTGGGTGCTCCTGATGTGGCCGGTAATCTTTCGGCCTCAGACGAGATTGTTCCGCAACCCAATGTGTTGGACAGGTTTGCCAGTTACACTTACAGCGCCAGTGTGTATCTACTGAGCAATGTGCAGTATCAGCAATTCATACGAACATCAAAAAAGAGCCTCAACGGATATTTTTTACTGTTTCAAAGCGGTGGTGCCCCTACCAACAAAGGTGGGTTCTTGGGCAAAGGATCTGGCACTGTTGGTGGCGCTGATCCAGGAGCCACAGGGTTAAGTCAACCTGAGGTAGAAGACTTTGGTCGCAATCCTGCGTTCCCTCAAGATTTTTACATTGATTCTATTACCATAGAAAATGCATTGCCTGGCAAACTGACACAAAGTCCGCATTTTGTCACTGATTTAAAATTCACAGTGGTAGAACCAGGCAACATCACACTGCTGGATAGGTTGTATCGTGCAGTACAAGATGTGGCTCAGGTTGACAACGACAATGAGCCCATCAACTACACTGCCGCAGCATATCTCATGGTCATACGGTGGTACGGTTATGACATCAACGGTAATCAGGTAGCAGTTGGTGCTGTTGATCCCAACACAGGATTAACTGATCCCAATGCTGTGGTAGAAAAATTCATACCATTCATTATCACAAACATCAATTGGCAGGTAAGTTCAAAATTGGTCACATATGATTTTGAATGCGCACCTGTAAGTCAATGGATTGCTGGTAGCACACGTCGTGGCACAATACCTTTTGATGCAGAACTTTCTGCAAAAACAGTCAGTGAATTGCTGGGCGATAACTTGCAGTATGTGGCGGCCACTGCGCCAGCTGCCAATCCCGGCACCTCCACAACCACTGGAGGCAACGGTGGCGTATTTGCAAATCCAAATTATTCGTCATCGGCAATCTCTGGATCAACAACCCTGCCTGCTCCACCCAAGGCGTCAACTGCACCCACTTCAGCATTGACCATTAAACAAGGTCTCATGGGAGCCATGAACGCATATCAACAGCAGCTGGTCAAAGACGGCGAATATACTGTGGCCGATACTTATAGCATTGAATTTGGAAAACATCCTGATTATCCTGATCTTGACATCGGCAATTCATTATTAAAACTAACAGGCAACGTGGTAACACAAAGCAACACTCCCATGGGGGTTGCGACTAGTCAAAATGCCAATCAAGGATTGAATCCAGCTACCAATCCCATGGACAGTATTGCACGTAAATGGGCAATTACTTCTGGTATGCAAATAGTTCAGGTAATTGATCAAGCTGTTAGAAAAAGCAGTTACATCTATAATCAACAGTTGACAGTGATAGATTCTCAAACAAACAAAGAAAAAGTCAATCCAAACGCAACAAAAAAACCCATGATGTGGTTTGAAATTTCCATGGAAGCATATCAAGGCAAATACGATCGAAAACGCAACGACTTTGCCTATGACGTTTATTTTTTTGTAACACCGTATCCTTTGCAAAATTTTGATTCAAAATATTTTCCATTGACTGAGTTTCGCGGCATACACAAAGCATATCCTTATTGGTTTACTGGGCAAAATACTGCGGTGATAGATTTTACTGCCAGCTTCAACAGTCTGTACAATATAACTGTAACTGGTACCAAAAAAGGTGACAATGGAGCAGAAATCATAAAGGCAGACACAACAGCCAGCATGCGAGAAATTCCTTTCTACACCCATGCCCCCAGTAGCACACAAGATCGTCAAGGTGAAGAAGGTCGAGCACTTGAAGCACAGGCCAATGCTGCTGAATATCTTTACAGTCCTGGTGACATGGGCACATGTAGTTTACGCATTGTTGGTGATCCAGCCTGGATTCAACAAGGCAGTATATCTGGTGGAGTTACCACCAAAGAATTCAGTTACTCAGCATTTTTACCTGACGGCAGCATAAACTTTGACGCACAGCAAGTAATGTTTGAAATATCATGGCAACGTCCAAATGATTATGATTTGAACACTGGACTGGCAGATCCTTATGCTGGTGGTAATACAAAAGATCGACTACCAATACAAAGCACAGTGTATTCTGCACAGAAAGTTGTGAGTGAATTTAGACAAGGAAAATTTGAACAAACCATTGAAGGCGCATTGTACATGTTTCCCAAGCCTGACGGTACAAACACTGTGGGCAAGGTAGCATCAAATAACACTGGCGCTGTTGGCGAAGCCAACACTGCTCAATCGTCTAGACAAAATGCACATTCGCCAACTGCGGCACCGGCTACAGTAGAGACAACAGCAGCAACAAGTTTTAATAATAGTCTATACAACAACATAAGAACTTCGGCAGCATTTACAAACACTGGTACAATTCCAGTGGCCCAAACACAGTTGGCCGGTACTGGGTCGTCCACAGTGCCACCGTCGCCGCAGAATGGCACCTATAACATAGGACCATCAGCATACCCAAGGGCTTCCACAGGTTCAGGAGTTGAGCCCATTACATTTAGTGCCAATTCTCCAGAGCCATTAAATACCAACCCGTTTGCCAACGCAGGTCGCACACAAACCATAGTTAGAGAAGCATAAGGAGCAATTTTGTCAGAAGATATCCAACGCAGCACAGGTAGGCCAACCAATTACAAATTAGATCGTGGCGGTGTACCTACGGAATTTGGACCGTTTGTGGGCATAGTCAAAAACAATGTGGATCCAACTCGCAGTGGACGATTGCAAGTTTACATTGAAACATTTGCCAGTGGTGATCCTGAGGACTCAACCAAGTGGACCACGGTGCGGTATCTGCCGGGATTTTATGGATACACACCAGTAGGTAACACACCCAACAATGACTTTGGTTCTTACCCGGGAAATCAAAATTCATATGGCATGTGGTTTACCCCGCCTGACATTGGTATTACGGTGTTGTGTGTGTTTGCCAACGGTGATCGACAACTGGGATATTATATCGGAGTAGTTCCCAGTGACGGCATAGGTCATATGGTACCGGCCATTGGCGGCAGTACAAACAAAGTGATTGCCAACAAAAATCAAGAAGCATACTTTACCAACGACAAACTGTTACCAGTCACAGAACTCAATACTAACAATTATTCTTTGGTCAACTCTGGCAGATTTTTTGACACTGACAAACCTGTGCATGCAGTAGTGGCTGGTGTTATGTTTCAACAAGGACTCAACAACGACATAGAACGTGGACCCATAAGATCTAGCAGTCAGAGAGAAACTCCCAGTACAGTTTTTGGCATCAGTACTCCGGGTATACCTGTATATCAAGGTGGCATGAAACCCAATGACATTAGAAAAAAGATTCAAAACAATGAACTTAGACCTGATCAGGCCCAAGTAATTGGTCGCATGGGCGGACACACGCTGGTAATGGATGATGGAGATTTAGACGGCAACAATGCATTGCTTAGATTACGCACACCCAAAGGTCATCAGATCACAATGAATGACAGTGGTGACTTCTTTTATATTACACATGCCAACGGACAAACGTGGTTGGAGTTTGGCAAAGAAGGCACGATAGATGTGTTCTCAACCAACAGTGTAAACATACGCACTCAAGGTGACATCAACATGCATGCTGATAGAGACATCAACATGTTTGCCGGCGGTAACATACAAATAAAAAGTACCAAAAGTACTACCATGGAAGCAGTTACAGACTTTAATATTTCTGCACAACGTGATCTTAAAATTTATAGCAAAGCCACAATAGGAATCAAAGCTGATGGCACCATGGCTTTGCAAAGTGCAAGCGGTTCGTGGAATGGTGGTGAGTCACTGTTGTTTACTGCTGGCGGCATTGACCTAAATGGACCAGTAGCTCCTGCTGTTACAGCACCTAAACCCATGGCTACAATTGAATTAGATGACACTGTTTTCAGTACCAGCAAGGGATGGCAAGTAAAAGAAAAAGAATTAAAAACCATCGTGCCCAGGGCACCTACTCATGAGCCGTATCCTTATCACAACAAAGGAGTTGACGTCAAAATACAACTGGAACAAGGACAACCCACACCGCCTCCTGGTGCTGTGCCTGTCCCGTCAGGATGGAATATTAAAGCAAAATGAGTATTTTTAATTTTGAATTTGGCGGTAAAAAATTTGAGATACAAGGCCCTCCTGGTGGCACAGAAGCACAGGCACGAGCAGTGTTTGACAAACAAGTCAATACTGGTGCGCTGGTTGGGTTCAAGCCTGGTGATGAGCTAAATGCAGTCAAACAAGCCAGCAGTGGATTGGCAGCTGCCGCAGGGCAAGTTACTCAGGCGATCAGTGGTACTCCAGGGTTGACTACTGGTGCATTGGGCACAGCATTTAGCTCAGCCGGTCAACAATTTACAGCAGCATTGGGCAGTGCTACTTCTGTGGCACAGCAAACTCTGACTGGTATCACAAGGTCACTGGCTGGGACTCCAGTGACCAATGGCATCAACATTGCTGAATTTGCTAAACAAGTACCTTCATTGACCAGTATATCTGGACTCAATGCTCAAGATGTTCGTGCTGCTATGTCTCAGACATCAACATTGGTGGGGCAGGCCACATCACAATTTAGTGATACACTGGGAGTAGGAAAATTTGGTTTTGATGCTTCACAGTTGGAAAATGCAGGTCTTCTCAAAACTGGTACGGTAGCAACTTATCTCAGCCAAGGTGCAAATCAGCTGACTAATGTGTTGAAAAGTCCAGCAGTATGGACTGGCAAAGATGGTATCAACAATCTTGACAGTTTGTTAAGCAACCCTGCAGCACAAAATCTCACGCAACAAAATCTCATGAGCTCTGGCCTGAATGCAGTCAAACAGTTGGGTATTCCAGTCAGCCAACTCAACACTAAGTCTCTAGCAGGAGTGGCACTAAATGCTGCCAAAAGCCCAACAGATACCTTGGCCTGGGCCAAAGGACAACTTCCAGCAGATTTAAAATCACAGTTTGACATAGTGGCCAAAGACGCAGCATTTTCTGTGGATTTTGCTGAACAAAAACTTAACGATGCTGTTGCCCAACTAGCACCTCCAGGAGAAGCTGAAGACACAGTAGATCGTGCCACACTTGATGCTGCGGTGACTCGTATCTTTGGCAATGACAAAATTCCTGACCTTAATTATGGCACAGCTCCAGCGCCACCGCCAGCGTTGTTTGCTGAAAATCGCAGATTAAAAACACTAACGGCAGAGCAACAGACAAAGATTTTTGCTTTGGTTGACCAAACGCCTACTGCCAAAACTGTGGATGCACAAATTGCACAATACACTGCAATTCGTGCAGAACTTTTTAAACTTAGCAAATTGTATCAGGCATTGCAAGCTGATGTCAGAGGCAAACCCTACACTGACTTTATTGACGAAGTTGATCGTGGATTGGCGTTGGTACAAGCATTGATAGAAGACATAGGCATGCAATATATTCCTACATTGCGTCAAATCAAACAACGAGGCCAGACATAAAACACGCCATAAATATTGTCATGACCACATTTATTGGCTTTAATACCATTAATCAAAATAAAAAATTTACGCTCACTGACTTTGCATTGATTCAGCGCGACTTGTTGAATGCATTTAGTATTCGTCAAGGTGAACTGCCAGGACGCCCAGGCTACGGCACTTCTTTGTATGATTTTTTGTTTGAAAATCAAGTTGAACAGATTTCACAACAGATACGAGCAGAAGTACAGCGTGTGGCCGGAGGAGATCCTAGACTCACAATCAATGATATACAAGTATTTCCTCAAGAAAATGGCATACTGATACAACTACAGATCACTGTGATCAATACCACCAACGCTGAAATTCTCAGCATATTCTTCGACGAACAAACTCGCAATGCCAGTTATGTATAACTGCGCCGTTTTTATTATCAATAAATAAAGCACGGACAAGACAAAATGGCAACAACCACAAGACAAACAGCAATATTTGGCGTAGAAGATTGGAAACAAATCTACCAAACTTACCGCGAAGCCGACTTCCAAAGTTACGACTTTGAAACTCTTCGCAAAAGTTTCATTGACTATCTGCGTTTGTATTACCCAGAAACATTCAATGACTACATTGAATCATCAGAGTTCATTGCCTTGTTGGATGTCATGGCCTTTATGGGCCAAGCTCTTGCATTTCGTACAGACTTAAACACTCGTGAAAACTACATAGACACTGCTGAACGACGAGATTCAGTGGTACGCCTGGCCAACTTGGTCAGCTACACTGCCAAACGCAACACAGCGGCAGAAGGTTTTCTCAAAGTATTCAACGTAACCACAACTGAAAATGTTGTGGATTACAATGGTGTAAATCTCAGCAACGTTACTGTGAACTGGGCAGATCCCACTAACAACGACTGGCAGGAACAGTTTACCGCTATTATCAATGCTGCATTGGTTGACAGTCAAAAAGTGGGACGTCCTGGCAATCGACAAACTATTTTAGGAGTGGATACTGCTGAGTATGGTATCAATCTAGTATCTGGATTTTTACCAGTGATTCCATACACTGCCACAGTGGACGGTGTCAATATGCCGTTTGAAGCCACGACTTCTACCTCAGTTGGGCGAGATTATGTGTACGAACCAGCTCCTGTGCCCAACACAGTGTTCAACATCATGTTTAGAAATGATCAACTGGGATTCCAGTCAGCCAATACAGGTTACTTCTTCTTTTTCAAACAAGGCATTTTGCAAAATCAAGATTTTAACTTGGCTGAACGCATCGCCAACCGCACAGTGGACATCAACGTTGAAGGTGTAAACAATGATGACCGTTGGTTGTTTCAGTTGGATAACATTGGCAATATCAGCCGTGAGTGGCAGTACGTTGAAAACGTTTACACAGCGGCTGAACAACGCAACAATATTTTGCAACCAATCTATTCAGTGACCTCAAGAACCAATGACCAGATTACCATGGTGTTTGGTGATGGTGTGTTCAGTGAAATTCCTGTGGGTATATTCCGTGCTTATGTCCGCGCCAGCAATGGATTGCAATACATTATCAATCCTGAAGAAATGCAAAATGTGGTTTTGCCTATCAGCTACACTGACCGAAACGGCAACTTGCAGACCATCACATTCACTTGCGGTATCACACGTCCTGTAAGCAACAGCCAAGCACGTGAGCCCATTGGCGAAATCAAACAACGTGCGCCTGCTCGTTACTACACACAAAACCGCATGGTCAACGGGGAAGATTACAACCTGTTCCCATACACACAGTACAACAGTATTATCAAGAGCAAGGCTTTGAATCGTGCCAGTATTGGTACCAGCCGCTATCTTGACCTTGTGGACAACACCGGCAAATACAGTTCAACCAACACATTCTCAAGTGACGGCGGCATCTGGCGTCAAAATATTCTGCCCACTATACTGTTTTCTTACACCAATCGCAACGAAATTGCAGACATCATAACCAATCAGATTCAGCCAAACATTGACGGCAACACAGTGCGACAATTTTATTATGCAAACTTTCCGCGCATCACTGCCACTACCCAACCTGCAGGAGTCACATGGTTGAGTGGTTACACTTGGAATCAGAGCACCACGTTGGCCAACGAAACTACTGGATTTTTTAGAAACACCACAACCAGTGCCACATGGCCTGATGGTACACCTATCCCTGTAGGCGATACCACTACTACAATGTTCAAGTATGTGATACCTGGTAGTTTGATCAAATTTGTGCCGCCCACAGGTTATTACTTTGACCGTAACAACAGACTGGTGCAAGGCACACCAACGAAAGCCGACGAACGCACGGTAATTTGGGCCAGTCCCCAACAAATTATAGGCGACGGTTACAATAGTGGCCTGGGCAATTTAAGCTCAGGTGCTGGGCCAGTTACTATCAACAACTTTGTACCGTCTGGCGCCATTGTGGATACTATTATTCCGTTGTTTGTCACGGACCTTCCCAATGAAATTGAACAAGCCATGGCTGAACAAATTTTGTTGTATCGTAATTTTGGGTTGGGCTATGACAGCAATGGTGCTATAACTGGCACCCCTTATACCTGGTATCTTATAACCAGTACCAATCTTGATGCATATAGTCAAAGTAATCCAGCGGCTTGGAGCCAACAGTATGCTGGCAATACATCAGGTACCAATCTTGATGCATCTTGGCTGGTACAGTTCGTGGTACAAAATCAAAATTATACCATTACATTTCGTGGTTTGAGCTACAACTTTGGTTCAGTGTTACAAACACGATTTTTCTTCTACGAAGATCAATTGATCTATGACAGTCGCACAGGCACTATTATCAAAGACTTCATCAATGTACTGGCAGTGAATACCAAACCAGACTCAACAGAACCCTTGCCTGGTGACATTTATACCACCATCATTGGCCAACCTGTGGAAAGCGACGGCTATGTGGATGACTTCCAAGTTTTGGTAAGTTATCGTGACTCAGACAATGATGGTGTTCCAGACAACCCTGATTTCTTTGATGAAATTGTAGGCACAGCTTCTATGGCTGGACCTTATGTGTTTTTGCAACAAACTGTGGACTTTGACAACTTGCAACGTTACTTGTTGGTTGAAGAAGGTATTGTGATCTACGACTATGGTACATTAGACGAAATTGAATTGGTCAAAACTGAATGGACACCTGGGCAGGTATTTTATGCATATGATGAAGATGCATTTTATCAACTCAGTATCAGCGTAACTGGTGTTCGCAACATAGTTAGTGTCAGTGGTTGGATTGCCAAAACAGGAAGACAAAGTCTGTATTTCCAATATCGTCACAACAGTCCATTGACCAATCGCATTGACCCAGGCTCTACCAACATCATTGACTTATATGTGGTCACACTATCGTACTATACTGCGTATCAAAATTGGCTGAGAGATACCACCGGTACTGTCACACAACCAGTACTACCTACCATTGACCAGTTATCAACTGATTATCAAGCACTGCAAGATTACAAAATGATTTCAGATAATATTGTGGTCAATCCAGTGATCTTCAAACCATTGTTTGGTGCCAAAGCAGCACAAGAACTTCGTGCCACTATTAAAGTTATACGTGCTCAGAATTCAACAGCCAGCACCAGTGAAATCAAAAGTTCAGTGCTGGCAGAAATGAACAATTATTTTTCAATTGACAAATGGAACTTTGGTGATACATTTTATTTCAGTGAACTAGCAGCATACTTACACAGACAATTAGGATCAATCATCAGTTCAGTTGTGCTGGTACCCTTGGATCCACAAAAAAGTTTTGGAGACTTGTATGAAATTCGCAGTCAGCCCAACGAAATTTTTGCTAATGGTGCTACCATTGAGAATATTGATGTGATTGAAGCATTGACCAGTACGAATTTACGTACTGCATCCGGCAGTGGAGTAATTTAATGGCACGAACTAGATCAGTTGATTTTTTACCAGAAATTTTTAGAACTCCAGTTAACAAGCAGTTCTTGGCTGCCACCTTGGACCAAATGGTTCAAGAACCTAAATTTAAGAAAACACAAGGGTTTATTGGACGCACAGTTGGCCCAGGTGTAAACCCCAACGATAGTTATGTGGTAGAACCAGATCAGGTCAGACAAGACTATCAGTTGGAGCCTGGGGTTATCAGTCTTGAACCAGACACGCAAAATATTAAAAATGCCATCACTTACCCAGGAATAAATGATGCCATTGCATTTCAAGGCGGAGATGCAAATCGTGCTGACCAACTGTACAATAGTGAATACTACACTTGGGATCCTTTTGTTGATTATGATGCCTTCATTAACTTTAGTCAATACTTTTGGTTGCCCAGTGGCCCTGATGCCGTGGATGTTGAATCTATAGGAGTACCAGTCAATGACAATTTTGTAGTCAACAGAGAAAATGGAGTTTACACATTCTCTGGCCTAGCCGGAAACAATCCTACCATTGATGTGGTGCGTGGAGGCAGTTATACATTCCAAGTAGCGCAGAACGCCAAAGAAACTGTGAATTATCGTGTGACCAACAACGGCACTGTGGCGTATCTAATTGATTTTCAAGACAATCCAACATTGACTCTTGCTCGCGGCAACACCTATGTGTTTAATATCACACTCAATGGGGTTTACCCTTTCTGGATCAAAACTGCATTGAGCTTAGGAACTGGCGATGCATACAATTCAGGAGTGTTGCGTAATGGTAGCAGTTTTGGGTTGGTGACATTTACTGTGCCCCAAGACGCTCCTGACACATTGTATTACGTCAGCGAAAATCAAACTAACCTGCGTGGTACTATCAATGTGATCGACGGAACCCCAGGTACTGGTCCAGGGTTTTGGATTCAAACCAGCCCAGGGGTAGCTGGCACTGTTCCGTCAACCCCCAACATCAGCAATAGAGATGTATACGGTGTTACCAATAACGGTGATGACCTTGGTGTTATTTCTTTTGAAGTGCCACAAAAAACTGCCCAGCAATTCTACTACAATCTTACTGACGTAGGACCAGTTGACTTGTTGACTGAGTTAAAGTTTGATCAGATCAACAATCAGCCCTTGGAACAGTTTATTGCGACCTATGGTGGCATTGATGGCACCACCTATCTTAACACTCGCACATTGGTGTTTACAAACAGCATTGCAGATGCCACAGATGGCGGCTGGATTGAAACTACACTCTATGATCCATTGTTGCAATTTGAATTTGGTACTCCGTCAGGTAACCGTCGGGCACCAACTGGTATTGTTGGGATTACAACAGACATAACAGGTATTACTACTTTTAATTTTGCGTCTGAATTATATCCACCATTGGTTGGAGATAGTGTACGTATTGCCGGAGTTACTCCATCTCTATACAACGGAGATTTTATTGTAACAGCGTCATCAACAAATTCAATTAGCGTTGTTAACTCTAAAGCAGTAACTCAAACTTTACCAATCAATTGGCCAGTGCCAGGTGGCACAATCACTGTGTACGGAAACTACAATTCAGTCACTGCAACTTCAGTCACAGGCACTGGATCAAATGCAGTATTCAATGTTAACTTATTTCCAGGTAGCAATAACTATGCTACTAACACACAAATTCAAGTGGTATCACCGGGAACTGGATATAATGTAGGCGACATTTTAAAAATCACTGGAGATCAATTAGGCGGTGCAACACCAACTAATGATCTTACACTTGTTGTGGCAAACGTTGGGCAAAACGGGCAAAATGGAAGCTACGATTCTATCAACTTTGATCAGTCTACTGAAGTGCCACTGACAGATCGATATCAAGTATGGCAAATCAGCACAGTAGATCGCAATGGTGTGGAATATATTAGCCTGGCAAAAATTGCCAACGTTGATATCAATGAAAAGTTCACCATTAGTTATGGCAATACCTACAGCAATACCAGCTGGTACAAAAATTCTACAGGGTATTTCCAACAGATACCTTTGTTGACAGCGGTGCTCAACGAACTTTATTATCAAGACGGAACAGATCCAGAAATATTTGGTCGCATCCGCTTGCTGGATCAAACAGATGTTAGCACACTGTTTGTTGATCAAATCATTGGACAAAAAAATTATACCAGTCCCAATGGTGTGACATTTACCAACGGACTCAAGGTACGGTTCACTGGCGATGTGTTGCCAGTAGAATACGGATCAGGAACAGTTTCATTCACTTGCACAGCCACTCAAGCAGGCAGCAACTATATTACCTGTAGTTCAACTGCTGGACTTTACGAAGGTGAAGAAATCATATTTTCTGGCACCACAGCTGGCGGAATTGTTCCTGGACAAACTTACTACATTAAATCTATATCAGCCAATGGTATACAGTTTTCAATAGCTACTGTAGCTGATGGAGCAACTTTTGAATTAAGCACCGCCACTGTGGTTGGATTCACTGCTGTGGCATTTGCTAACAATGAATTTTATGTAGCTGGCGTGGGCACAGCCATTGAACTGTTGCCGGTACGCAACTTTATTACACCTGAAACTTATGTAGTCGATGCAAGAGACAGCACCATTGCCACAGAACCGGGTGAAGTAGATTATCTTACTATTGATCGCGCCAGCAAAGATTTGAATGCATGGACTCGTAGTAATCGTTGGTTCCATGTGGATGTTATTTTGTCCACAGCAACTTATAATAACACAGTGGCTACATTAGACAACAACTACCGTGCCAAACGTCCTATCATTAATTTTAGACCCAACATAAGATTGTATAATTTTGGTACCGAAGGCAAGCAACCAGTAGACATTATTGACTTTTCAGAAACTGATGCATTTGGCAACATTGAAGGCAGCACAGGATATTCAGTGGATGGGTATACATTTGTTGATGGCACTCGAGTAATTTTTGCTGCTGACAATGATCCAGATGTGCGCGACAACATATATGTGGTGCAATTTATTACTCCAGACAGTGTAGCACCATTGATTGCACAACCTATTATCAATCTTGTGATAGCCAGTGATGGTGACGTGCTGGTTGATCAAACTGTGGTGTGTCTTGAAGGAACTACACAAAAAGGTGTGAGTTTTTGGTTTGATGGTACAGAATGGATTGAAGCCCAACAAAAAACCAGCATTCAACAGGCGCCCTTGTTTAATGTGTACGATTTAGATGGCATTAGTTTTGGAGACAGAGCACGGTACCCTTCGAGTACATTTATAGGCAGCAAGTTGTTTAGTTATGCTGTAGGAGATACAGGCATACTGGACCCAATTTTGCAATTTCCATTGCAGTATCTGAACATCAACAACGTTGGCGACATTGTGTTTGAAAACAACTTGTACAAAGATACATTTTTGTATGTGCTAGACAATGTTAGTGTAACGTCAGACATCAGCTCAGGTGTGGCCAGAGAATACGTAAACAGAACTGAATATGGTCGATTGATTGGTTGGCAAACTGCTGCAACTACCAGTCAGCAATACCAACAATTCAAATTCTCTTACACAGGTGCAACACTAAAAGTAGACGTAGCTGCTGGCACCAACTCGGTGTTTTCTGCAGTTAAAATTTATGTAAGCTCTAATTTTATCTCCCCCAGCAAATACAGTTATATTGTAGGAGCAAACAGCACAACCATTACTCTGACAGACACATATCTGCCCACAGACATAATTGAAGTGTTGGTATTGAGTGACCAGGTTAGTGCCACAGCATTTTATCAAGTACCAATAAATCTTCAGAACAATCCACTGAACACCAATAGTGACAGTTTTACTTTGGGTACTATTCGCACACACTACGAAACAATCTGTGAAAATTTGATAGATTTGTCTGGACCAGTCAACGGGGCTAACAACACCAGAGACCTAGGCAATCTAGTACCTTATGGACAAACTATATTACAACAAAGCGCACCACTCACATTGGCTGGTTATTTTTTGCGCAGTGAGCAGTTTAATATATTTGCCAGTTTGCAATACAATAGCAACGAATATCTCAAATTAAAAGGACAGATGTTGAATGCAGTGATTCAACAAGTGGTACAATATCAAACCATTGGAGAGATACTAGACAACGCATTGACTGACGTCACTTTGGGACGAATAGAATCGCAACCATTCTATTGGAGTGATATGATACCTGCTGGGTCAGTGTATCAAACTACCACATATACAATATCAAATATCACAGACAACACATTTGATACTATCAATGTTTACAACTATACTTCTGCCAATTACCTGGGCATGAATGTCTATTTAAACGATGTAATCCTCACTAGAAATCTTGATTATGTGGTAGCTACAGATGGTCCTAGAATTGTTGTGTCAGCCACATTAACTCTTGGTGATACACTGAGTATAAAAGAATATTCAACCACTTACGGTAATTTTGTTCCAAACACTCCTACTAAATTAGGACTGTATCCTGCATATCGACCAGAAATTACGCTACAACGAACCAGCACAGGTTTACAAACAGTGATCATTGGACATGACGGTAGTGTGACTCGAACTTTTGGCGATATTCGCGATGATGTGCTGCTGGAATTTGAAACTAGAATTTTTAGCAATCTTAAATTAGACGGTAATCCAGTGCCTCTCACAGTGACTGATGTATTGCCAGGACAATTTAGAGACACTGGTTACAGCATTGACGATATTAACAATATATTGGCCACTGATTTTTTAAGCTATGTAGCTTGGAACAAGTTAGATTACAGAACACAAGATTACTCTGCTACCAATGAATTTTCTTGGAACTACAGCGGTAGTCAGAGTAAATTAGATAATACGCCACTGTTGGGGGCCTGGCGCGGCATCTATCGCTATTATTACGATACTCAACAACCTGAACAAACACCTTGGGAAATGCTGGGATTCACAATCCGTCCAGACTGGTGGGTAGACAACTACGGACCAGGCCCATACACGCAAGACAACTTGGTGTTGTGGGACGATTTAGAAGCAGGATATGTTGCAGACCCCGTTGCTCCTTATTATCTGCCAGAATATGCTAGACCTGGATTGACGTCAGTTATTCCCACCAGCTCAGAAGGCGAATTGTTAAGCCCGTTTGATTCAGTTGTGGGCACATACAATGATACTACATTCCGCAAGAGTTGGAGTGTGGGCGATGGTGGCCCAGTGGAAGCATCATGGTGGAATTCAAGTGCATACCCGTTTGCTGTCATGCGATTGTTGGCATTGACACGCCCTGCCAAATTCTTTGCATTGTTTGCAGATCGTGACTTGTACAAGTTTGATGCAGATCTTAATCAATATCTTTACAACAGTCGATATCGTCTTAATGCCCGGGATATTGAAGTCTACGGTAATGGTGTCAGCAAAGCCAGCTACATTGACTGGATTGTAGATTTCAATCGCCAAAGCGGAATAAACAGTACCGCAGATCTCACAGCAGACCTCAGCTCACTTGATGTGAGACTGTGCTACAGAATGGCCAGTTTTTCAGACAAACAGTACATCAAAATTTATACAGAAAAATCTAGTCCTAACTCAACCAACACAACTTTTTTAATACCTGACGAAAGTTATAACTTGGTTTTGTACAAGAATCAGCCGTTTGATCGAGCTAGTTATTCAGCTGTTGTAATACAAAAAGTTGTTGGTGGCTATGCAGTGTTTGGTTACAGCACTTCGCAACCTTATTTTAACGTTTTGCAAAGTCAGTACGCCGGTCGATTGCAGACTTACAGCGTGGCTGGTGCTACTGTGCAAGTGCCTACACTTTACAGCAACACCGTAATTCAAATTCCGTATGGATATATTTTTACTAGCGAAACTGCGGTGTCAGACTTTTTGCTGAGTTACGGCCAGTATTTGGAACGTCAAGGCCTGGTGTTTGACAATCGAGCCAATGGCTATGAACTAAATTGGAGCCAAATGGTTACAGAGTTCTTGTACTGGAGTCAACAAGGCTGGGATGACAACGCTTTGATCAACCTCAATCCATTGGCTTTTAGACTCAGTATATCTCGTGACCAGGCAGTGGTGGACAGTATTGCAGCACAAACATCAGACAACATTTTGTTAGACCAAAATCGTCAAGAGCTGCCTGCCCGCAATCTTATTATCACTAGATTAGACAACACATTCACCGCAGAACCAGCAACTGATCAGACGTTGAGTTATATTGATTTGAAATACACATCCTACGAACACCTGATTGTGTTGAACAACGCCAGCGTATTTGGTGACTTGATTTATCAACCAGTGACAGGCGCTAGACAAAGTCGATTGAATTTAATTGCTGTGACTACCACTGAGTGGAATGGCAGTGTAGATGCACAAGGATTCATTCTTAATCAAAACGACATTCAAGAATGGAATTCCTATACCACTTATACCAAAGGCCAAATTGTCCGATACAAAGGAGCCTATTGGTCAGCAGCCAAAATTGTACAACCCACGGCAGTTTTCAATGCTAATGATTGGTTGTCTAGCGACTATACACAAATTGAACTGGGACTGCTGCCTAACTTGGCCAACAAAGCCAATCAATTGCAAAACAGTTATAACATTAACACAGCCAATCTTGAAACTGACAACGACTTGTTGAGTTATGGCTTGATTGGATTCCGCCCACGTCAGTATATGACGTCATTGAATCTTGATGATGTCAGTCAGTTGAATGTGTATCGACAATTCCTTGGTAGTAAGGGCACCTTGCTCAGTGCTGAGCTATTTGCACAGGCCAACCTTGGCAAAGAATCTGCAGATTACAGTATCTACGAAAATTGGGCAGTACAACGTGCAGTGTACGGTGCTAATGCCAATCGTAGTTTCTTCCAATTGCGTTTGAATCGCGCTCTACTAGACTCTAACCCCAGCCTAATACAAGTTATTGATCCGCAAGAAATCAGCCAGGCTGATCAAACTGTTTTTGTATCTGATATTTGGAAACAAAGTTATAAAATTACATCTCCTGATATCTTACCAGTTACCACTACACTGCCTACAGATATTGCACTGCCCACAGCTGGCTATGTAAACCTCAACGACGTAGACATCACAGTGTTTGATATTGACAACACTGATAGCCTGGCTGCAAATATCAATTCAATCGGTGTTGGCACCAATGTATGGGTAGCAAAAATCAACGCATATGATTGGGCAATCTATAGAACTGAATCAGTTCCGGGCACTATCAATCATGTTTGCGATAACTTGGATGGTACCAGCATTGTTATATTCTCTGGGCAGCATACTCTCAGCACAGATGACAAATTGGTCATAAGATTCTTTGACACCGAAGTTGATGGTGTTTACACTGTGCTCAATGTTGTGAGTCTTGACACAGTGACTATTGCATTTAGTTTTACCGGTGATCGTACTGTGGTTAATGGAACAGGACTGGGATTCACTTTGGAAACGCAACGTGTGTCACAGGCCAGCGACATATTGAATCTTCCTTATGCCAACACTATTGAACCTGGTGCCAAAGTCTGGGTAGACAACAACGGAAACAATCAATGGACGGTGTTGGAAAAACAAGAAGTATTTGATGAGTTGTTGAGTTTGAGCCCTTCAGAAGTTGATGCAGGCGAACAATATGGCAGCAGTGTTGCTCAAGCACAAAATCGTTTTGCAGCATTAGTAGGTAGTCCTCGTTATCGTTTGCCAGTGGGCGCCACCAAATGGAACGTTGCCAACGCCTACGTGGAAGATGCTATTGTATATGTGGTTGACCCGTATCAAACTGAATTTTATATTGCTAATGTTGGTGGCACGCCCGCGCCAGTGCCACAAGGCATCAGCATTTACAATACTGCATATTGGACACCATATCCATTGACCAACTTGCCACAACGTGGCGGTGTGTACGTGTATGTTAAAAGCGACAGCAATGTGTATTCTCCAGTGAGTCCGCTTGCACCCAATGATGCTGTATTAAGTTTGGATGTATTAGATGTCAGTGGCGGCCCTTACAATGGAGAAACTGCGGCACGTAAGTACGGCACATCCGTGGATTTTGGAAATCAAACCTGGGCAGTAGCCGGGGCTCCGGGCAGCCTAGGATCAACTGGCTCAGTAGACAATGGCTATGCTGTGGTAATTTTTAAAGACCCACAACTGGCAGCACCAGGAAATATTCCTTATGGACAGTGGCAGTTATTGACCAGCCCAGTGTCCACCACTGCTGCTGAAGAATTTGGATACAGCGTGGCAATCAGCCAAGATGAACGTTGGATGTATGTTGGTGCGCCGGGTGCAAATTCAGTGTACGCATACGGTCGTGTGGATTGGCAATTACAAAATCTCAAAGCATTTGGTGACGGAGCAACTACTGATTATTTTATTGGTAACGTAATCAAAATTGATGCTGACACCCAACTCACAGTCAGCGTTGATGGTGATGAACAAATCTTGGGTACAGACTATACAGTTGTAAACTCATTTACAATGGTGGTGTTCACTACACCACCTGCAGAAGGCAATGCTGTTGAAATTATTAGAACCAGTCGCAAAATTCTTGATTATCAGGCCACTTACAATGTAAGTCAATCAGCAACCTCAGGGTCAGGACTGGGAGCCAAGTTTACTGTGGTGTATCAACGCAATGAAGTTGGCCAACCAGCAGCCGGCAAAGGTCTTGTTTCTGTTACTACACCTGGCACAAACT